GTCGCTTTGATCTCTGAATAGCAGCTGCTTCTTCTCCCCGACCGGTATTTGATTGACCGTCGGGCTTCTGAAGAGGCTTGTGAACATCGTGATGCAACACGGAAACACTGTTGTGTCCCCGTCTAAGATGGTAGGAAAGACGCATGGCGCGGCTGCTGCGGCAGCACGCGTCCTCCCTTTGGATGATCCGGTGTCATCCATCGACGTCACTGATCTGAAGCGATCGGGACCACGGGATTCGGCAGAGCCTGAATCCAAGGTGGTACCGGTCGCTCCACCGGCCGTTGAGGCCGGTAGATCGGTAGACGAACTTGTTGGGTGCGTGAATGCTTTATTCACGCTCCTGGAAATTTATGGCTTAACCCCTCGCAATGGACGGGGTGCTTTATCGGCGCGCGTTCGAAGTTCCTTCGACGGCACGGTGAAACATTGGCAAGCTGGTAGTGCAGCTTGTGGTGCAGATGGGTGGATGAAGTTTGTCAAATACAAGACGGCAGCTTTCTTTCATGCTACTACGCCCCAGGAGGATTCGGCCCCGCCGCCTCCTTTTCCAGACTCTTTTGTCGATCACCCCGCGCAACTCTGTACAGGTGTTGCTTCGCGGTTCATTAAAATTCTTTTACAAGGTGACCAAGCTTTCTCATTCATCACTTCGGTTTCGCAACTGAAGAAGGGATGTCCTCGGCCTTCGCAGGCCATGGTGGACAGCTCGGTGGATAAGGCAGTGAAGGCGCTGACGACGGTGCATGTGGAGCCAAATGGCCGTGCATTGTTTAAGGATTGGATTGATTTGGATGATTGTGCTGCTGCTGGTGTGGAGATGGACCTGACGGTCGAGACAATGAAGCGACAATTGGTTCGCACCGTCAAGGAACTCTTCTACGGACTGAAGTATACGGACGAACACCGTAACGCGGTTCGGTTACCTTCAACCTCTGCCACGTTTGAGGACGCTTGTGCGTCTGGGGGCGGCGTCAATAGCATAGCTAAATTGGCGGCCGGCTTCGGACTCAACACTGCGTACAATGCGGGCAAGATGGGTGTGGGGAAAACCAACGTGCACATCGAATTGGTTCGATCGACGATGGAGGATGAGCGGCGCGAGCCTGAGTATGGGACAATTAGGGCGGCCTCCCGGCCGTCCGAGGTGTTTCCGCTCATGCAAGCGAGAAGCGAACGTGTGGGCAAGCCGGCCGTTGAGGTCCTTGCGGACTTGCGGATGGTGGAAACTAAGTACAACTTCCTTTACAAAAGGGCGACGCGCGAAGCAATGCGCGCCGTCTTGACTGTGAAACCTGTCGGCCTGGCCGAGAGTTTGAAAGTGAGGGTGATTACGAAGGGACCGGCAGCCGTGGGTTTTGTGTTGAAGCCGTTGCAGAAGTTTATGTGGAGTGCGTTAGCGCGCCATCCGGCGTTCACGTTGATTGGTCAGCCAGTCGATGCGTGGACGGTCCAGAATCGCTTGGGAAAGAACCTGCCATCCGGGCAGGCCTATCTCTCCGGCGACTATTCTGCTGCAACCGATAACCTTGCTCCTTGGGTATCCGAAACGATTGCGGAGGCCATTGGGGAGGAGATCGGGCTCACGGACGACGAAGTGGCGTTGTTTGTGAAGGCATTGACACGACATGTGTTCGTGGATGATGAAGGCGTTGAGACGCCACAAATGTGGGGGCAATTGATGGGATCAGTGGTATCCTTTCCAGTGCTGTGTGTTGCCAATGCGGCCATGTGCCGGTGGTCATTGGAGTGTGCGTTTCGTAGGAAATACATGCTTGCGGATACATCTTTGTTGATTAACGGGGACGACTGTCTCTTCCGTACTACACATGAGGGTCTTCGACTCTGGAAGGAAATTACATCATTTGGGGGACTTACGCCATCTCTTGGCAAGTTCTTCTTCTCTAGGCTCTTTGCACAGGTGAATTCGGCGAACTTCGTTCGTCGGAGTGTTGGATTGGATACAGTATGTCCGACCGGCAAACCACGTGTCTTGCACTTTGATTTGGTGAAGTACGTTAACCTCGGGCTGATGTTTGGGCTAAAGCGCTCAAGCGATCATGCGGAGGACGTCGCCGATGCGAGTGTGGGGCTGGGTGTGAAGTGTCGTGAGATGATCAAGTCAGGACCGATCGAGCTGTCGCATAAGCTTTTGATCAGTTTTATTGCTCACCACCGGAAACTTTTGGATCGCTGTCGCGTCCCATGGTTCGTTCCGGAATCCCTCGGTGGAGTTGGCTTGCCAACGGTGCGTGGTGATGATGAGATGGAAGTGGTTGAGGAGGGCTCACCTGAGCTTGGCTTTCGAGTCATGCCCCGGTCGGGTCCGACGAAGCTGAACCGTCGCGTCGCTGCCCGCATTCGTGAGCGGCCAGATCTCTATCCGGTAGCGCGCATTCCGTCGATGGGTACCTGGGAAATGCACAAGATCGCCATGTCACGGTTGCCGGTTGCTCCGGTGATCGGGGTCCCGACGGCTGAGGAAGAACGCGCTTGGCAGCGCCTGTACTCTTCACTCATTGTGGACACGATATTCAGTTGCACGACGTTGACAACGCTGAAATCGGACAAGGTGACTCGTGGCAAGAAGGTGCTGAAGTTAAATGCTTCAAGTTGGGATAAGGCTTTGAGGAGTGGATCATTGCCGCCCCCGCTGTCGCATGAAGCGCTAGCGCGAGCAACAAAAGAAACCGAATTTGTGAAGTGCACGATCCTTTCAGATCTCAAGCCGGAGCCTTTGGGCCCGGTTTTGGCGATCGGCTTTGCCGATTTTGATCCGAATGGTGATTTGTGGGCTTAACTACAAGGAAACTCTCCCTTTGAGGTGGAAGACTTTAACAATTTAGCAGGATGGTGATTGGGGATGGCGTGCTTGCACGCTTGTAACTCCTGATTACTTAGAACACTGCGGATTGACTGTTGTCCATCCGTGTCATGTGAC